ATCTTTGCCTCTCCCACAAAGTTTTTACCCTCTGGATAGAGTTTTTTTATCATATGTGATACTCGTTCCAGGTTTACAACTGGGCCTTCTGGGTGACCAAGTTCACCAAACGCTCTGTTTTTATTGATAAATTCTGCGTTGTAACGTTTTACTTCCTTTGTTAATACGTCATTTGGATAGACTCTTCCGTTACGATTTTTAATGTCTGATTGTAAAAATACACCTTTAATGGAATAGTTTTTCTTACCCTCTTTTTCTTCCACAAGGTAAGTTGCGTCGTGTATTTCTTCTCTAATAAGTTTCATATCTCTCTCGTACTATTTATATTATCTAAACTCTACTAGTATAAAGTAATTATCACCATTTGCAAAATTTCGTGTGCTTAAAAGAACATCACCGGTAGGACCTGTAGCGTTGTTTGCAATCTCATCGCCGGCCTCTCTAAAATCAAAATAACCTTGACCATTTAAAAACATTGCAGTTGCATTTGTGGAACCTGCCCATTTTAATTCAACACAAGATTTAGAATCTGCAGTGTTTACTGAAAACCATATCTTTGCAATCTTACGACTACCATTTTCTGTCATAAATGTAGTTTCAGAAGCGTCAACTTTTATAACGTCTGTCTCACCTGTACCGTCAGAAAAGTTTGTCAATTTAGCAACAAATTTTACTCCTGATGTATCTACAAGTGTCTGCGATGTAACTGTATCTGCCATTATTGTGTAAATCCTTCTTCTTTACGACACTCAATTACAACGTTATATTCTGTAATGTTACTGTCGCTTGTTAATAATATATTTCCTGTAGCGTTTGTTTCTACGGCAAGTATTTTTGGTTCACTTGGTTTAAGTCCATAGTTACCCTTGCCACCTATTACTAACGCCTCTTCATTACTATTACTTGTTGCAAAGTTTAAAGTAATGTTTCCTGTTCCAATTATATTAAAGTAAACGCTTGAAATAGATAATACTGGTTTACTTGAAGCATTATTTAAATTCAATGCGTTTACTAGTAACTGATCGGTCTCACTACCTATACCATTGGCACTTATAATAACTTTATCATTATTATCAACCACAGTTGTAGTTGAAATTGTCATTAGCTATTTTCACCCATATTGATTTTTTGTAGTGTCAGTAAAGCGTGACCACTTGCTGAAACTGTAACTGCCTCAATGTCTCCCGAAGTTGCACCCGCCGGTAACGCTGCAGTATTTTTAATTACCGCACCGTAGTAAACGTTTGAACCTGTTAGGTCAATTGCAATTACGTTTGAAGATGCACCTATAAATGATAATCGTAGTCTTCCTGAAATACCGTAATTTATATTTGTAATGTTTAAAGACGAAGAACCACTTATATGACCACTTAATGCAGATGCATCGACAGCGGCAGAGCTAGTTGCTGAGTCGTTGTCAAAAGTGAGTAATACTTTGGCGTGTGTCTTTGTATCAGATAGTATCTTTGTTGTTACTGCCATAGTTTCTTTACACTCCTATTTGTTTGTTTGTTTCTTTTTCAAAATAATCATAAAGTTCTTTTTTATTTACATTATGAAATAACGCAACCTTATCAACTGCGTTTTCAAATTCTGAAATTATATCGGACGTTTTTTTATCAATAACGTCATAGATATCTTTTACCGCCTCTTTCATAATTGGCGATAATTGATTAAATGTCTCTGTATCTACAATTACGTTTTCTTTAATTAAATCACTAACTTTTTTTTTCATCTTTGACAACTGTTGTAGGTTCAGGCGAAGCGATTACTGGTTTAGGGTCACTAAAAGGTTCCGCCTCAGTAGGTATATTAAATAACGTACTTGCAAGTTCTTTTCTTCTTGTTTCTAATGCGGAGGCAATCTTATCTTTTAAAGCATCTTTAAAAGACTCACCGGCCTCTGCTGCCTGTCCTAAAGACAATTTGTCTATAAAACTTTTTACGTGTTCACTCATAATTACTCCTTCTTATATTTATACTAATGTTTCTGGTTTTGTTGTATCTGACTGGTCTGGCTCAGTCGTTTTTATTGTTGTCTTTTCTTTTTTAATCTGTTTATCAATATCTTCCATATCTCTATCAGATTGTTTTAAAATATATTTTCTTATATATTCGTGTGAAAAGTATTTTCCAACATAGTTTGCCATACTATCAGCAAGTGATATACGGTCTTTTAACATTTCACTTTCTTTTAATTCAGAAAAATGACCGTCTTGTAAAAAGTCATAGTTTAAGTGTGATAGTATGACAGGCCAATCCTCATCTGAAATTACACCCTTTAATACCAATTGTGTTCTTAATATGTCATTAAATAACTCTGTAAATTTCTTTCTTAATCTTTGTACAAACTTTGTAAACTTTAATTCATCTCTACTAATCTCTGCGGCTCTTCCAAGATTAAATCCTGTCGATGCCTCTAGTCTTGTAATTGGTACGTTTAGAGAACGATATAATTTCTTTTGAAAATACTCTATGTCTGCAGTTTCGCCTAAATTTTGACCACCTGGTAATGTAGTAATTTCTGTCCCTCTTCCACCTTCTCTACGTGGTAACCAATAGTCTTCTAACATATTCATATAGTTTCGGTCATCACGTATCTCGCCCGTTGCCGCGTCATAGACAAGTTTATTTCTATAACGAGCCATTACATCTCGTAAATATTGTTCTGCCTTTATCTTTGGTAGATTACCTACATCTATATAAAAAATTCTTCTTTCTGGTGCTCTTGCGATACGATAGATAACCACAGCGTCTTCTATCATACGTAATTGATTTACTGACTTAATCGCTTTGTGTAAATATGATAAGACTAAATTTTTATTTTGGTCTACTAGGCCAGAGTTACAGTATGCGATTGTGTCTAAAGCAATACGTACACCTTGACCAGAGGTACCACCAGATACACCTCTTTCATTAAACATATAGTATTCTTCAAACTCGCTAATGATTTCAAGTGTCGCTGTACTTCTTTGTTTTTTTACTTCTCTTACTTTTTTAATCTTTCTTGGGTCAATATATTTTAATTCTGTAATACCATTTTTTGGATTATCTCTATCAATTACTTTTTGATAAAACATACGACCATCTACATACCATCTTCGAAAGATGTCGTGTCCCTTTGTATTAAAATTCATTAAACGTAAGATGTGTTTAAATTCATCTTCAATTCTTCTTCTTACTTCTTTACCAAACGGTAGATTTGTAAGGTCAACTTGTACTGATTCTTTTGTTTCGTTTACTACGATGGCCTCATTTACGATATCGTCTATCGCTGTATCGCATTCTGGGTGTAGTGAAATTTCTCTATATCTTCGTATTAGGTCGGCCTCGTTCTTTGCCGTTCCCTCTAAATCAAGGTATTGTCCAAAATAACCACCGGCAGAGGCGACGGTTGTTGCACCGTCGTCCGCCACTGGTATACTAAAACTTTGTTTTGGGTCTTGCTCTTTCTTAACTCGGGTTATTGAAAACCCAAATAGTTCTGCCATAATTTATTCCTCAATACTACTTATATGTGTTATTAAGTAGTAGTATTTGTTTCAAAAAACTGATAAGCAAATGTGACTGCAAATTCTTCAAGTGCATCCACAGTATCATAACTTAAAGGTATCTCAGCAATTGTGGTTGGATAAACACCTCTTAAAGTATATGATTTAATCGTATTACCGTTTCTGTCAAGGTGGTCAACAAAAGCGTCAACTTGATAATCCGCTGGATTTGTTAATCCCTCGTTATCTGACATATTGTTGATACCATTCTGCCATCTTTCAAAAGCATTTCTGAGTTTGAAATTTGTGTCATTGATTACAGTGACATTCCAATCGGCAAACGTTCTGTCTCCCGCTATCTTAATATCACGACCTCTAAATTTAACATTGACCGTACCGATAGTAAGAGCAGGTATTACTGTAGCCTTACATAAGAATGCAAGTTCTTCTATTTCTCCACCAACTTGAGCGTAACCAGGAAAAGGCATAATTACCTTAAACTGATTGGCACGAGCGCCACCGCCAGCAAGTTTAGCTTTGAAGTCTGTTATATTCGCCATTTTTTATTCTCCTATTCTAATCTTAGCCAGCCACTTCCTCAAAGGAAACGCCAGTTCTGGTTGCTATAAATGATAATGTAATGAAGTTGATACTTCTAGCAGGTTTGATAAAGATTTCTGCTACAAATTCATTTCTATCAATTACATCACCTGTGTTGTTTGTTTCATCACATACTACTAAAAAGTCTGTGATACCACGTCTTCCCTGTACCTCTCGTAAGAATGGTTCAACGATATTTCTAAAGTTTGCTCTAGTAAACTCGTCATTAAATTCAAACAATTGGAATTTAGAAGCCGTAGAGATTGCTTTTTCTAATGTGATAAACAATCTTCGTACATTGATTCTATCAAACGCAGATGGAGCGCTTAATCCAGTCTTGTCACCAAATAGAACAGTACCTTGTCCAGGGAAAGTTACCACTGGATTAATTCTGTTTCTATATAGGTCATCTCTTTGAGATTTATTTGGATTGAACGCAAGTTTTACTGCGCCTCGAATGTTACCTCTATTGAAACCTGCGGGTGAATACCAGCTGTCCTGAATTAAATCAGTTCTAGCCGCTAGACCTGCAAGGTCTCCGTTTAGTGGAACAAATCTATACACATCATTATATCTATCGTACATATACTTATAACCACTATCAAATACAACATATGAAGATGAGGTTATGCCTGCAAAGAAACCTAACACGTTTGTTAATTGACTGTTTGAGTCTGTAATATTAACAACATCTGATCTTTCAGGTGATACAAATACAACTGCGTCTTTTCTATTTTCAGCGATTGTAATTAAATTTTCAACGTGAACAGAGGTACCTGAACCTGCTATGATTAGTCCTATGTCAACAGTTTCGCTGTCTTCAAACTTTTCATATGCAGTTTTCTTTTGTCCTACTGAAACAGTCGAACCATCAGAACCGCCTGATAGAGACTCACTTGTTGGTGCAGCAACTGCTGTAAATGTTGTGCCAGTTGCATTATTGCCCCAGTTTGTACCACTTGTATTATGGTCCATCCAATAGATGAATTTTGACTTATTGTATAATACATCTACATAGAAGTTTGTGTCTCCCTGTGGTGTCTTTGCGTCAGCTGCTTTTGATAATTTAGAAAATGATTCTAATACAGTATTAGGTACACCTGATATACCACCGTCTTCGTCAATAACGATTACGTGTATCTCATCATTTGAACCTGAACGGTCTGATGCATAAGGTGATGTTCCTGGGCTACCAGTCACTTGGTCATAAAATCTCCAACGTCTTTTTACGTTGGCACCATTTGTTACTGATTGTTCTAATCCACCGGAACCAGTTTCTTTCTTTACGATTGTAACTGTGTTTGAACCTGTGTTATTTGCAGTAACTCTAAATCGTTGTCCGTTAAAGTCTGTACCTGCAGCAGTGTCAGAAAACTCTAGTATGTCTCCGACGTTTACGTTTGCGGAACTTGTCAAAACAATTGTAGTATCTCCGGCAGCAGTTGAAGCATCGTTTACGGTTGTTACCGTTTCTTCAAATGCTTGTGCTGATGGACAGGTAGAAACAAGTAGATTGTTACCGTGTGCCCCAGCAGTTCTTGCAGCAAATGTTCCGACAGATGCTTGACCAGTAGAAAAATTGTCTTGGTAGTCCTGAGTATTTTTAATTATAATTGAACTACCGCTAGAGTTAGCGTTAGTTACACCTGTATTTTGTGCTCGTACAACTCTTAGTGTATTAGAATACTGTAGAAAGTTTGCCGCGCAGAAAAAATCCTCAAAGTTTGTTGAGTTAGGTTTTCCAAACGTTTCTACTAATTCTGCTTCACTTGATATCGTTACTATTTCATCAAGCGGACCCTGTAAAAATTGAGCAGCTATCGCACCAACACTTGTTGATACCGCTGGTATAATTCTTGTAAGGTCTCTCTCCTGTACGAGAACACCTGGTGATACTTGAAATGCCATTACGTTCTCCTTTTAAAATTAGCTAATTTATACATATTATTGTTTCACAAGTCGTATTATTCATACGCCCATAGTCAAAAATACTTTCATTTTGTACTATTTATAAAATGCGTATTTTGTACACATTAAGACTCACCCTTTCGTACAACCGGATTCCACACCTGTCCAAACTCGTCTTTAAACGGTTTATCCTCTTCTTTTGTAATACCGTCATCTATAAAACCAAAGGGTGCCATATCCTGTTCTATAATATTTGATTGTTCTTCATATAGTTTTGAACGTACATCAGAATTACTTAATTCTTTAAAATACGTTTGATTTGACAACCAACCAAATATAATAAGACACGCCATTAAGTCGTCATTACAACCCTCTTCTGCCTTCCAAGAATTATGTTGACGAGAAAAGGTTGACATTTCTTCTATAATATTAAAATCGTTAATGACTAACTTATCACTCTCTACAAGTGTCTTTAAATTTGAACAACCAATCTTTTTAATTTGTTTTGTCATACGTACACCCATCTGACTACCACGGCCACTAAAGCCTGTGCCCAATACTTGACCCGCTCGTCCTCTTTGTGTAGTCATTAAAAGATTATCATACTCTAAATCGTATTGAAGAGCATCCGCAATCTGTCCACCAATATCGTTGACCTCTACTAATACGTGTGCAC